ATTACCTACTGATGGTTTAATAACCTCAGGTGGTAACCATGGTTTTAGGATATTGGGGAAGACGAGAGGACTGCAATGTATACAGGTATCCAGATACCAAACAAAACTCCAATCAAAGTCAGAATGATTGTGAGCTTCTGCGTAGTCGCCTTGTCTGTAACATGCAAGCCAAAGGTCTTCGACTTGATACTCCGAGTAGAGGACATTTAATTGACCTACCAAATCATCGAACAGATAACAATCAGTTATATCCCAGTCCGTCAACTCTGCCTGAACAGGTGCTTCTGCCCTGCGAAAGAAAGAGAGTTCTTTAATATTCTCTTTATATTTAACAGGTGGACGGACGTAAAACTTGCTGATCGTTAAGTTTGGTTGCACTGATACTCCCTATACTCTTTATACAGTACTTTCTCTCTTGCGTATGCTTCTATCTCCCATGGTTCATCCATGTATGCTGTCTCCTTAGGTACAACATCACCCTTCCATTTGTTCTCAATGAATACCTTATCAGTATGTCGATGAGCAAATCTCTGCTGGTGATCACCACGTAATCTCTGCTCTACATGAGTTAACTCATGGAATAGAGTAGTAAGATACTGTTCTTTGTTATCAAGACGGTTTTCCATCTCAATTTCAAAGTATCTAGGACGTGATAGTTGATCGATGGATAAACATGTACCATCATCCTCAGGCCACAACCTCCTGTCTATAATATGGAGATACGTGTTGAAGCGACTGAGTTTACGATGTTTGATAAACCACTCGATTGCAGTGCGGGTAATCCGCTTACGATTAGAGTACCCACCAAACGTGACATAACAAGACATGACCAATGAAGAAAGTAAACGAACGAGGAAATAAAGACTAGCTTTTCGATGCCAGTCATATCTTTAGCATTCATGCAGCATACACCTCCCAGTTGGATTTCTCTACACTCTGTTTGCAACATTGACATACAAGTGCAGACCAACTAAAGTGATATACCTTAGCAGTTTCAGAGCATTTAGGACAAGTGATCAATCGACCATCCCTTCCTGCTCTCGTGTAACGATTAACATTCATCGAGAGCTGCTCCCAATGCTATGTTTAATACTTTCTCTAAGGCAACATCATCAACATTATGTCGAACTGCCACCTGATTAGATAGGGTTGGATCCGTAGTCCACATTAGATCAATAAGATACTTGATCTGCTGTGTATCTAGTTCAACCATCGTTACTACGCTGTCCATTTCTGGTTGGTGTGTGATGATTACTTCCATATTATAGGGGCAATTGGGCAGGTATGCTAGAAATACGGTCAGTTTGTAAACTGGCATACTCCTCGTGCAATTCACACCCAATGTATGATCTACTTAGTTTCTTAGCAACCATTGCGGTAGTGCCTGATCCCATAAAAGGATCTAGTATTATATCACCTGGTTTGCTCCCTGCCAAGATGCATGGTTCAATGAGGTCTGAGGGGAACACTGCGAAATGCGCTCCCTTGTACGGTTTATTTGTAACTGACCAGACACTACGCTTATTCTTCTTAGGGTATGATTTGGAAAGACCACTATGTGGCTGCAACCCTGTCCCTTTATTATGATACTTCCCTTGAGTTCTATCTCTGGTGCCCCAATCTTTTGCTGGTTCTTTGATTGCTTCATTGTCATAATAATATTTCTTGTTCTTACTTAATAGGAAAATGTATTCATGCGACTTAGTACATCTATCACGAACACTCTCAGGCATGGGGTTGGGCTTGTGCCAGATTATATCCTGTCTCAAGTACCATCCATCCGCACGTAGTGCAAATGCTAACATCCATGGTATACCAATTAGATCCTTCTCTTTTAATCCTTCTAGTTTATTACCTCTGCGTGGACACTTATCAGGTAGATCTTGTTTAGTATTTGATACACTCTGTTTATTCAATGCCTGACCTTTACCTGGTCTGTAATTATAATATGAATCACCAATGTTTAACCATAGTGTACCATCATCCGCAAGCACATCACGTACCTTACGGAAGACATCAACCAATTGTTCAACAAACTCCTCTGGTGTTTGCTCTTGACCTATCTGATTCTCTTCATCACCATAGTTTCTTAGACCATAATAAGGTGGAGAAGTGACACACATGCGTGGTCTCTCCGTGATTGTTGGAATAGTATCACGACAGTCACCAAATAATACTGTGTCTCTCATGATATTTGATGCTCAATAAACAACTTATTCATATCCCCATGTTTAATACGAAATGCAGTTCCACGATTTCTTATGCCTTTATTCTCATTATACCTCGTATAAAGTCTAAAGTCAATAGAGATTAAATCATCCTCAATCAACTCTCTAAACTTCTCCTTTGTTGTACCCTCGAATAAGTATGCCTCATTATAATGAAACCACTCCTCACCATCAATCTTCTTGACATCTGCTAATACTTTAATACAATTAGGAAACTTCTCAGCAAACTTTGAGAGTAGTAAATCAAAATTCCACTTAACAATAATAACATCGTTAACTTTAACGTAAAGATAGTGGTCATCAGTAGTGAAATAATATCCATTACTATTAGGTGTCTTCTTAACAGTAGACTGAGCACTCAATTCACCTTTCTTTTTAGTATGAGGAAATCCATACCTCTTAAGAAATTCAATTTGTGTCATTTGCCACTCACCCTCTTTATTAAAGAGAGTTTGTAATCCACTAGCACCCTTTTTAAATGTTTTTATCTCATAATTATCAATATCTGGTGCTGCTATATTATTCTCTTTTAACCCTAATTCATCCTCAAATGTATTACCAGCAGCACCATCACCAGTTCTTTGAGATTTAATAAATCCCTTCGCCTTGATTGTATTATATTGTAAGACAAACTGAGGATAATTCATTAGTCGAAGTTCAGTGCGATAGTGATACGTTCACCATCAAATACGGCAGGTGGTACAGAATGCTCAAGGTTAGAGCGAAATACAATAACTGCACGCTCCTCTGGTGGTGCAATGAGGTTACGTTGTTGAAATGGAGAGGGTCTTACCATATTCTTTGGTGGTAGCATACAATCACTCTGCGGTCTTTTGAAGTATATTCCAGGAGATCCCTTAGGTATCTGTGCAAAATACACTGCACTGAATATACTATGCGAATGAGTATGAAATTCTTGATACTTACCGCTTTGATATACATTATACCATCCATCATAACAATTATACTCTGCTTCTGATCCATACTCAAGCGCAAACTCTTCCACACATGCTTTAACACGTTCAATCAGTGGTTGAAACTCAAGATAGTTATTAAGATCAGCAATATGAAAACAGTTGTCAGGAGAATATACTCCACTCATCCAACTATTGACATTACCTTCATTGAATATTCCCCGCAACTCCATTACCTTTTTAATGAGAACATCGTTCTCTTCCGCATCCATCAATGATTGACGTGCGTATAATGCAGTAGGAAATACTTGTTGTACATGATGATAGTTAAACCAATCACCTTTAGCGACAGAGTTCACATTAATAGTCATTCATCTAGATCCTTCAAGTGTGGTTCTACCCAATGATCCGTGTTATCAATACCTGCTGCCTCAACATAGCGCATAATATGCTCATCAACCTGATGAAATATTGGATGTAGATCCAATTCCATATTAATATCATGTGCTATCTCAGCAACTTGTGCTTCAGTCAAGCAATGATCCTTGTGCATTATATTACACGTGGGTATTCTCTTTTCAATTAGTTCATTGAGATTAATTCTAATCTCATAGTCTCTGTATACAGGCATAGTAATAAAGTGTTCTGAAAGGGGTCTAGAAGACCCCAGAAGGGTCTATCTCATGTAAAGGTAACCACCTGCCCAATCTGCTCTTGTTAAGCACTGAGCATAAGATACATCATCTAAAAGGTTGTAGCGCACGTGCTTGGCAGGTTTCGCCCATGATGCTGGTTTGTACACATCACCAGTCTTTCTATCTATGAAAGCATGTACTGTTGACTGGTTATCGTCCGCAGTAATCTTGATGTACTTGCGTCCTTCTTTCATGTTGAACACGGTACCACAGGTAGGATACTTGCTGTTTACGTCCTCTTGGAGAACCTGTCCGAGCTTGTGTGCTCTTTCGTAAACTGTGTCAACGAATAATGCTTTAGTCATGGGGTTCCTTGATTGATATACTAAGTATAGAGCATCATGGTGTGGATGGGAGACACCATGTGACACTTATTTAAGTGTCCTCATCGTCCCAGTCTTCACCCCAGTCTATACTATCATCAGCATCTTCCCAGAATTCTTGGAAACACTCCGCATCCTCATCATCAAAGATAGAGAGATGGTGATTTAATGTTATTTTACCTTGTAATGACCCAACACTTATGGTACTATCTCCGTCATTAATACAGAACCCACGCATCAACCAATGTGTTATTTCATGGTCTGGATATGATTCCATCATCATATCCACCAACTCTTCAAACTTATCACGTTGAAGATGCTTATACTCTGTCCATGGGAGACCTATTCTTTCTTCCCAACACGGAGTATTTCCATCACGAAGTTCAAGCACGATCAAATACCTCTATTCTACCGCTTATCCATTGATGAGCATAGTTAATTAGTTCATCCTCTAGCACCATAGGTTCATTAGTAAACTCAATGAGATAGCCTGGTTGCTCAAATCGTAGCACATCAAAATCATTTAGCACACGTCTTGGAGATCCCATAGGCAATTCAACATTACCAAACGTAGCATCCTCCGTAGTAACCAATATAGAATCAGGAGACATGGGCATAAAATGCGTCTCTTTATCTATCTTATGTACCTCTCTGCGTAGATTTGGTATATGATCTGCATCTGGATCCCATCCAACACAAATGGCACCGCAATTATTTGTCAGTGCCGTAAACCTAGTGATACCAGACACTCTCATTGATGTATGAGATCCTGGTTTATAAC